TATACCGATTGTACAGTTGATTTTCAGAGTAACGCATTATATCCAGGCGATCCTATTTGTTTTATATGTCAACAAAGCCATTCAAAATTATTAGGCTCAGCGATCGAATTACATTTACACTGGCTACAAAATCAAAACGCAACCCCTAATTGGTTAATCGGATATAAGTGGCTTAATACCGGTGAAAGATATGACACTTTAACCGAAACACTCATGCCATGGACGTCAAATGCGATCACTTATACAGCAAACACAATAAGTCAATTAACAGAGTTTGGGACAATAACAAAACCAGTTGACGATACACTATCTAGCATATTACATATAAGATTATTTAGAGATACAACAAATGTTAGTACGCTTTTCGCTGGTGCCGATCCATATATTGGTGACGCACAGGCAACAGAGTTCGATATACATTACATAAAAGATACAATGGGATCAAGGGAAGAGTATGTCAAATAATCCTGAGGAGAATAAGAAACAAAGGAGGAACAAAGGAAAATGCCACCAAACCCACAGAACCTCAAGCCTTGTAAACCAGGGGAAACACACAACCCAAACGGAAGGCCAAAAGGCGCAAAAGGTATAAAAGCCACCATAAAAAAATACCTAAAATATGAATTGGCGCACAAAAATCCCCTGACTAAAAAAGACGAGAAATTAAGCGCTGAAGATCACATTATATTAACGGCGATTGCTAAGGCTATTTCAGGAGATGACAGGGCGAGAGAAGACGTTTTAAACAGGTTGTATGGCAAGCCGGTAGAACACACCAAGAATACTAATACAAATATGAATGTAGAGGCCACCCAGGACACTATAAGAAAAATAAAAGAAAGCATTTTAAAGGACGATAATGATTGATTTTAATCGATTGACTGATAAACAGCAAACAGCATTAAAAATCATTTTAGCAAATAAGAAAAAAGAAATATTATTTGACGGGGGATCAAGAGCAGGAAAAACATTTATAGTTATGCTAGCATTTATTATGCTTTGCATTGAATATCAAGGTATTAGATTCTTAGTAGCAAGGTTACGCTTTGCACATGCCAAGGCTTCGATTTGGTTACAAACATTATTGCCTATGCTGTCCGGCATGTTTTCGGACTTACAAACTGAAATAAATCGTTCGGATTATATTATAAAGATTAACAATACAAGTGAAATATGGTTGGGCGGTTTAGATGATAAGGACAGAGTCGATAAGATACTTGGTCAAGAATACGCAGGGATATTCCTGAATGAAGCTGTAGACATTGCAGAAAATACACGTGACACTATAAGAACAAGACTGGCACAGAATATAAAGGGCTTTACTAACATATTGATTTATGATTGCAACCCTCGGCACCCTATGCATTATTTATATCGTGAGTTTGTAGAAGATAAAGCAGATTTTCGATATAGACTGCATTGGCTGCCAGATGATAACATAGAAAACTTACCAAAGGATTATATAGAATCGCTTGACAGACTGAAAGGTGATAAAAGAAAGCGTTTTAGATTGGGTGAATGGGCAGTTTTGCCGGGTGCAGTATATGAGAATATATACGCTGAAAATATAATTGAATGCAACAAAGATTTTGATTATTACGATGATATAGTATGTGGTCAAGATTTTGGCATTCATACAGCATTTGTCGTATGGGGAATAAAGGGGGATAGGGCTTATTGTTTGCATGAAATAAGTTTATTTGGTGCTGCAAATACGACAACAAAAGAAATAGTAAAAAAAATAGTGGATATATTCGGAATAAAAGAATATAATTACCCTATATACTGCGATCATGAACCGGACAGAATACAAGAGTTTTGCGAAAACGGATTAAATGCATTGAAAGCATATAAAGACGTGGAAGCAGGAGACGCAAGCGTTAACGACTTTGAAATATATTTTGATGTTAGCTGTAAAAATACATTTCAATCTATGCTTAACTTAAGACATAAGGAAGATATCAACGGTAATTTTTTAGAAGGGCACGTCAAAGAAAATGATCATGAGGCAGATGGAAGCCGGTACGCTTTACATGGCTGGAAAATGGACAATAGCCGGAACACCGGAATATTAAAAATTAAAGGAATAATGTGATGGGTATTAAACAAGTATTTAGGGCAATGTTTCAAAGTATGACCGAAGGAACAAGAAATATATTAACCCCCTCTGCAACCAGCGCACTGACAACCACCGAAGTTATCGATAAGAATAATTATAAAACATATAGCAGCATGGTAAAAGGCTGTTATGAAATGTATAATGGACGCACTGATTACGGAAGCGAAATGCTTGGAAGCGTCGTTGAAACAAGAGTATCATTTATTGGCGGTGAGGGAATAAGTACAACTAGCGAAAACAAAAAAACCGAAATATATATCGAAAAGTTCCTTAATCTTAATAAATTACATGGATCAGTTTTGCTTGATTGCGTCCGGACTAGCGAGCTGGAAGGCAAAGACTTAATCGTATTAAGCAAAGCAAAGAAAAAAATTAAAACAGTTGAAATTGATTATATAAAAGCACAAAACATACAATGGTGGACCAATCCGTACAACATCGAAGTTAATCCGGTCAATACAGACGAAATAAAAAAGGTCACATTTAAGCCGAAAAAAGAGGAGGCAGAGGAGATAAATCTGCCAGTAGATAAATTAGTTTATATTAAAATCGGTGGTACAGATGACAGAATAAACGAAACGACCGACAAGATACATAGAGTCTTGACAGATATTGAAAACTTCTCAAGGGCAAAATACGATCTTAGAAAAAACAATCATTTATTCGCAAAGATTATGGCTTACTGGAAAACTCAAACATTATCGGAAGCAAAGGCTATCCAAAATGATATTAACTCCGGTGATTGGCAAATTGGTCAATCATATGCTGGTACGGCTGATATGTCATTGATAGATCCACCGCTCGGAGCGCTTGAGGCATTGAAAGGTGAAATGTTATCAAGCCTAAAAATCATAAGTACTAATACCGGCATACCTATTCATTGGTTAGCATGGCCTGAATTGATGAGTAATAGGGCAACCGCTGAAAATCTGCTTGAAGTAATAAACGCTGCAACTCGACGCGAAAGATTGATCTGGGAAGAAAAGCTTAGAGAATTGATTGACAAATCTATGATCATGGCAATTGACGCAGGGTTTGAGGATAACGACATATTAGGTGATTACCATCTGGAATTACCTTTAATATCATTAGCTAACCTTAAAGACATTATGGAAACATGGGTGCCATTACAACAATTAGACGTTGTTTCAATGAGTACAGTACGGAGCAAAGTGCCAACAATCAATCCGACGGAAGAGGAAAAAATCATTGAAGAGGAAAAAAAAGCAAATCTTGAACGCTTTCAGGAAGCCGGTGGTAAATCAGATAGTGATGATATGAGAAGCGATAAAACAAAAGAGCTTAATCAAGACGCTACAAACGACGAGAAAAAGGAGAAAATAGAGGATGAAAATCCCGGAGCGGTTGCCACATAGTTTGCATGGTTTGCGAATGATGATAAATTACATCAAAGCAAACTATGACATAAAAACAGTAATTGAAATAGGAAGTTGGACTGGTTTATCCGCTGTCGAGTTTGCAAAGAACTTTGACAAAGTATATTGTATTGATCCATGGGAAGCAACCGGTGAAATCAATACAGAATACGACATGAAAGAGGTCGAAAAGATATTTGACAATAGAATTAAAGATTATGATAATATAATCAAGATTAAAGCAACCAGCGCAGACGCACGAGGAAGCTCCCTATTGCCGAAAAAAGCCGATTTGATATATATTGACGGTTTACACAATTATGACGCTATACGGCAAGATATAACGCTCTGGAAAGACAAAATAACGAAGTTAATAACCGGTCATGACTATTGGCCTAATAAGTTTGACGGTGTAATAAAAGCCGTCAATGAAGCATTAGGCAAGCCGGATAAAATATTTAGTGATACAAGTTGGATAAAGGAGATATAATGGACAATTTAATTACAACTAATCAGATCGATGGCGAGGGCAAAGGCATTAAACACTCAATTCGAAAGAAAAACGACGATGCTGTGATATCTACAAGAAATCTGGGAACAGAAAAAAACAAAGAAAAGCTTTTTAAAAAACTCGGACTAAAAAAAGCAAAATCAATTGAAGAGCAGCAGGAAGAGACAAAGAAAGTTGAAAGTAAAAAAATCTTTGGGCGTAAAAGGAGTAAATAATGCCTTTTCCAAATGAACATTCAGCTAGAATATTATCACCAAAACAATTTGACAAGTTTGCAAGAAAAACTATAAAAGCAGGTATTGACGCTATATTCGGAATAAAAGAGGGTAAAAGCACAATACAGGCATATAGATTTAAAAAAGATCAATATACCGCAGACGAGGCCAAAGAATGGCTAAAAAAAAATAATATTAAATATATTATGTTTGAAAAGGCCGGCAAAATAACGCAATCTTTTTTAATGCTGCAATCTTTCAAGATTCAAAGTTTTTCGAATACTGATATCCTAAAAATGATTGACCCGGCAAAATTGCAATCAATAAAAGAAAGCGACCCCCATCCTTTTTTCCAATTATACTCAATAATTCATGAGGGAGTCAGTAATTCAAAAGTTTTGAATGATATATCAAAACCGATAGTATGGACAAGAAAAGCGATTCAATCAGTAGGCAATGCAATAAGCAAAGGACTTAAATTATTTTTTCGGCATAACAAAGACAATTCGACAGATAACAGGAAAGAGCTTGGCGAAGTTGTGGCACATACGGAAAAAGACATTGATGGCAAATTACACCAATTAGTAGTAACATATCACACTCCGCAACAAAAAGAAAAAGCAAGTGAATGCGATATATGCAGCCATGAGGGCAACTGGGACTTATTAGACCGAGGTGCTAATTATTTGGCAAAGTCAATTCATGATTTGACCGGCATCGCTCTATCAAAATCAGTGATAGAAAAACCGGCTTTTCAAGACACAAAACGACTTGCAATGGTGCAGTCGTTTGAATATAAAAATAATGAGGTGAAAAATATGAGTGAACAAACCAATGACAATTCGGAAGCAATTAAGAACATAAGACAGCAAATAATTGAGCTGAATATTCAGCCACACCAGCTGTACAAGTTCCACGATTTCCGACATGACATTGAAAAAGGCAAGACTTATGAAGACGGCAAATATCTCAAAGACCTTTTTGATGATGTAAAAGAACAGGAAAAAGAGCTTGCCGAAGTAAGAAGTCAGTTAAAAGACGCATTAAAAACCAAACAAGAGTTTGAAGAAAACAATAAAAATCTATTGAAACAAACTCAAATGGTAGACGCAAAACAAAGATTGACAAATCTTATAAGTCAAAATAATTTAACTGACAAACAAAAAGAGTTTATTACCAGCCGTTTTAAAGATAATTCACTTGATGATTTGTCCGATGACGGTTTAAAAAAGTTTGTAGATTCCGAAGTGACAACTTACAAGGAATTGGCAAAATATTATGATTCAAAGGAATCGAACTTACCGAATATTAATCAAAATGAGGGTGATACTCAAGATATGCTGAATCCTGATAATAACCCGCTAATAAACAAGGAGTAAAATCATGGCTTTTGAACCAAAAGATAATGATATTTATGATGAGTTGTGGGACGTGGAAGTAGCAGCTGCCGTAACCAAAGGGTTTGGTGCAGTTATACAAGACGTTTTCGGCTTTTATTTTAACGCCGTTACAGCTGCCGATATTACAGATGGCAACGACGAAGTGGCGTTTATTTATCGCATGAGACAGGTTGAAGCTGACAAAGTAACCGGAACAGGTGAAGCGATTGTCAGAGGAGACCGAGTTTATGCAACTTTAGCAAGTAATTTCCAAAATATTACAGCCAACCCTGTCGGTGTAGCCGGCACAGATTACTACTTTTGTGGCTGGGCAAAGAAATCCGCTGGTGCTAGTGATAGCACTTGTTTGATTAACTTTGACGGCACAAGATACGACGAAAATATTTAAGGAGGACTAAATGAGTTTAACAAAATTGAATACTGATCCAAACGCAGTGATGGACGTTCTCCACAAAGCTTATGTTAATAAAGATGAACAATCAAGCCAGATGATAACAGGAATGTTACAGTCTTTTTGTCTTGAACCCATAATTGCAAAACAAAAAAAATATAAATTGCAGAGTGTCGGAGTATCAACCGACTTTGCTATTTTGACCAAAGATTCTTTTAATGTGACAATCGAAGAAGATAATTTCGATCTCGGTTGGGAACAAGCTTTCCGTAATGTGACACTCGGAAGAGGACAAGACGCTTGGGAAATCTATAATGTTGAAAATGGTCTTACTTTTAACCAAGTTGAAGAAGGTCAGAGAATACAGATGGACAAAATCTCAGGAACTAAAGTCACCGCATACGTTGATTATTATGGCGGAGCACTTGGCTGGACTGACAAAATGATTAGATTTCGTAAAGTCCCAGCTATGGTTGACAGGGCAATGATTTTTAGAAATAAGTTTTGGACAAACAAAGCTAATAATCATTATAGCTTGCTTTCAACCGCAGCCGCTTTAAATGTAGTGGCATGGCAGGGAGCAGCAGCCGATGGTCAGTTAAGACGTGATGTATTAACAATTAACAATGCTGCTTTTCAGATCGGAAATGTCAATAAAAACAAAGGTTATGGCGACATGGCAAACGCACCGTTGATTATGTACGCAAACCCTTTTGATGAAGACAGAATCGAAGCGGCTTTTAGAGTTACATCGAACGCATTGGCTGGTGGAATGTTAGCGAACGCAACACAGATTGGACAGCAAATAACAAGACGAAGGATCAAAAGAATATATACTTATAACAGTAATATTACTGCTGGTTCTCCTATTCTTGTTTTGCCGGGCCAAAAAAGTCAAAAAGCGGACGCAATGCAGCCAACTACTTATACAGCACCAGTTGACCCATTAACACTTAACCGTTATGAGGCGGTATGGGCAATTTATGGAGCAGTAGTTGCAGATACCGATCAATGTTATCAATTAACATTAGGTTAAAAATAAGGATAAGACTTGGGGGCTCCGGCTCCCTTGTCTTTTGCAAAGGAAAATAATATGGCAGCCACAGTAATTGTAGGAACTAATTCATGGGTGACAATAACAGAAGCAGATGACTACTTGGAAGAAAAGTTTGGTGCAGACGCATGGGCCGGATTATCTAATAATCTCAAAGCACAATGTTTAATTACAGCTTTCTGGTGGATTTATAACTATCCGTTTTTTAATATTCCGAAAAGCTCGACTGATGAAAACGTAAAAAACGCACAAATCGAACTCGCATGGTGGATATATCTGTATTATAAAGGGTTTGAAAAACGAGGTGCTTTAATTGCCGGCGGTGTTACTGATTTCACATTATCAAAATGGAAGGAAAAATTAGATGAACAAGAAATGCCACAAATTATATTAAATATATTAGACGATGAATTAGTTAATAAGGGCGGTTATTTCCCAACAGTTAGCAGAGAATTAGAAAACAATCAAAGTTAAAATATGCCAAAAATTATCGGTGAAAAAAAAATAAACGTTTTAGTAAAGCGTTTTGAAACTATTGAAAATAGAATCCATGATAAAGTGCAGATATTAAATGCCACCGATACAATAAATAACTCTTTTTATAATAAAGTTAGAAAAGGTATAAGTGCTGATTATGAAGACTTAAGAAAAACGACGGTTAAATGGAGTAAGAAAGCTATACCTTCGACCTATGATCAAAATGTAAGAATACAGACATCAAGAATAAAAAATCTAAAAATTAAACCGCCTAAGACAACCACCTATCGGAAATTGATCGCCAACCAGATAGCTACTAGCAGTAAAGCAGCATTGGTATCTGATTTTGATGCAACGTTACTATTAGGATTAGACGGTGGCAATAAAACATTATTGAGATTAATTAATTATACTCAACAATTAAACGTCGCGGAAAAAACTATTGATAAAATAGTTGAAAAGGGGATAGAAAAAGGACAGTCAACTTTTACCGTCAAAAAGCAGATTCAAAAGAAGTTGATGAATCAGGCGCTAGACAAAAAATATATAACGATCGTTAATAAAAATGGCGATCCAATGCAGTGGACTACCAGTAAATATGCTGAAATGGTCGCACGAACTAAATTAACTGAGACTCAATCAATAAGTACTGTTAACACTGCGGCTGGATTTGGCAGTGATTTAATACAAATATCAAGTCATAATACGACTACTAGAGTATGCTTGCCGCACGAAGGGAAAATATATTCTATATCCGGTAATAGCAAAGACTTTGCACCGCTGACAGAATTACCACCATATCAT